CGCTCCTGTGGGCTAGTCTCATCGTCACGCATGTAGCTTTCTTTAAGCCTTTGAAGTCCAAGTTCGTCAAATAAAGAGTCTCTAGAGATGTCCAATACCACTGGGTATTTATTCATAATGCTATTCATGTTCCTATTCAGGCGGGTGAAAAAGGGGCCGAAGCCCCTGTTGATGAAGTGGTTGCGGGTGAAGGATTCGAACCTCCGTCCTTTAGGTTATGAGCCTAATAGTCTGACCACTGACGTAACCCGCGCTAATTAGAAACAGTAGTTATACCTGATTCATCACCCTTGCTTTCTTTATTTTCATCCTGTATTGTTTCTGCAACAGGAGGGGTTGCTTTTCTGCCATTCTCAATAGCCTCTGTTAGGCAAGCAATGATGGCGTATCTGATTAGAAATTCTTTAGCATCTTCATCAAGATAGATGTTGCAATCAGCAGACCCGTCTTCGTTCTCTTTAATAGATTCAACTGTGATTTTCATTTCATTTTCCTTATACTTAGTTTACCACCTGCAACAAGTCCACCTATCAACGCAAGTATAGCAATGATTGCTGGCACATACAACGGAGCCGTTATTAACCACCAACTCCAATCAATATAGTTTGTAAGTTTAAGCCCAATAAATAGCAGGGCAAGCAATGGTAGAAAGTTCATTTCATTTTCCTTTCAAGTTTTTCTTGGGTAGTTTTCTCTTTATGGCAAGGTTTGCACATCACTTGAAGCCCATCAATCTCACAGAACATTCTAGTGATGTACACATCCCAACTGATGAAGCCCTTCTTAGGGTCAACGACAGGGTAGATGTGGTCTACCTGTACATCAGCAGCAACAAAGATGCCATCACAGGTAACGCACTTATAGTGCATTGCAATCTTACCAGTTTTTGCATTAACCTTCTTACCGACAAAGGCTTCTTTCAAAGACTTGTACTTAGGAGGCCAGCGTCTGGACGCAGCACGAAGCGCCGAAGTGATGAAGCTTCGGAACCTCGCGTCAGTCCATTCACCGGAGTTATGCATTTGGCACAGTGTTTGTTACAACATTAGACATGTCAACATTGTATGTTGCTGCCCGTAAGATGTCACGAACAATCTCGCAAACTTCTGTAATGTCGTATGCAATGTAGTCTTGTTGAGAAAACTCTTCGTTGTATGTGACGATGAAACCATTACTGGCTAAATGGATAACAATGTTTTCCATCATAGTCCTTCAATATCAACACGGGTAAACATAACCTCCTGAGCATCAAACCTGTACAGCCCGTAAGATATCTGATCTTTAATTTCTTCAATGAGATAATCCTCATTGCTGTAAGCAGCACCAAGATCATCTACATCTACATGAAACTCAACAGTGACAGTAGCTTTAGCCATTAGTTTTCTCCAAAGTTTTATCCAGATCAAACGCCAGCAAGAATAGCAAGCAGCACATAGCGTGTGCCAGATGGCTCTTACCTGTCTCAGCATCAAGCTTCTCACCACTGGCGTATGCTGACATGTGACGGAACGCTGCATCAATGTAGCGCTGCCGTGCGTTAGGCACCTTCTTCCAGTTGTCAGGAGCATACTTCCTTGCACCAATGGTCAGCACCTTCACCACTTCGTCAAGGGCTTTGAAAGGAACCAGAGTCCATTGAGGTTTGTCCTGATCAAACTTAACACCAGCCTTAGTTGCGTATCTCAAAGAATCGTAAGTGTGACCCTTAATTTCCTGTTGTCGTTCAGAAAAAATAGTCTTGCCAACATGTGTATCAGGAACGCTAGCTAAAAAGTCTTTGGCAACCCAGTTGCAATAGTTATGACAGGTGTAACAAGGCTCCTCTTCTCTCACTTGGTTTAGATAGAAACAACCATTGCAACTATTCCTCATTGCATACCTCCAACTGTTTTGCTATTAACAGTGAGTGACAAACCTTCCTCTGTAGCTATCATAGTTTGAATATCAACATCATCAGCATCACCGTACACCTTAGCGCACTCAATCATGATCTTTTCTGTAAGCTCTGAATCACTCTCCATCATAGGGATAGTAGTGGCTACCAACATTGCCATGCTGATCAACTCACGGATGCTATCTTCTGGCATTGTTATAGGTCCAATACCAGCAATCAATACTTCAAAACCTCCATCCCATTCTTCGCCTTCTACAATGATTGGACGCAGTATCATCGCCACATCATTTGGTTTCATGTCTTCTCTGGTGGGTTCCATAAAGGTTCGTCCTTTGTTCTGCGTAAATAAAGTAATCGAGCATTCTCAATTACACGATCTTCATTACCATCATATGCTTCTACACAACGACAGTACATGTCGTATTCATAGACACAATCACTGAGTATTTTGTTAGCCTTTACAGGACCAACACCTTTGATACCGATGATGTTATCTGCTGTATCTCCTGTCAATATCTGACAGTATAGTTTGAATAAGCCTTCTGCTTCACTTACATAGTAGCCCTGCTTCTTTACGAAGTTGTAGTGCCACCCTGCTACTTGATCAATGTCCTTATCCAATGACACCATGATGCCACTATCACCATGCTCAGTGCCAGCAATAGCAACATCATCGTCAGCTTCTTGCCCTTCAGAAACACAAGCGCCCCATTCCTCTATCATATGCTTGCGTAATGCTGGCAAATGTTCAGGCTTTGGGGCAATCCTATTTCCTTTGTAGACCGCTGTTGTTGCAATGTCATACCGGAAGTTATTCTTTCCAGTGAGAAACAATTGCCAACTATCTACGAAGCAATCAGGATATGTGCTGTCAACACCGCATACAAGAATGTCTGTTAAGTAACTATCAAGCCTACGCCTAGCAGTGACTTCATTTTCATTCTCGCATGCGAATGCTATGCGGTAGGCAACAATGTCACTGTCAATCAGTGCTATTGTCATTACCAATCACAAGATGTCATCATCATCGAGATCACCACCAACAGCATACTCAACCAAGTCAGTGATGATAAGCTTACGCAGGGAAGGGCTAACGCCTTTCTTGTTTTTATATGTCCAATCGTAGCTGCCGACCAGAGCTTTACACTTGCTGCCATTACCGATCTGTCCAGTAATCTCATCACCATCTGTATCGTATACCCGAATAGGCTTCTCAGATTTACATGTGATGTATTTACCCATGTCGGCTTTCTTGTCTTCACCGATCTGCACACTGATACCCATCTGTTCAAACGCAGCGGCTGCTGCATCAGAGAGGTTGCACAGGTTAAGTTGGAACTTTCCGCTCATCTCATTGATCTTGTCATGCTGACACCAGAACACATCTGCTTTAATCTTGATAGCTTTAACTTCTTCAGTCATATCATTTCCTTTTTAAAAACAGTAGCACTAACGAGGCTACCTATGCCGCTTCTTTTACTAAAGAAGAAAACCCTATTGTACAACAAGCTTCTCAGCTTCTGCAATGTAATAATCGTAGTCAATATCATTGCCGAAGTCTTTGATGTTGTTGCATGTCTTAACATTCCAGCTGCTGTCAATTGACAACCTTCTATCTTCACCACCCTCAATCAATGCTGGCATGATTTTAACCAGCTTACCACCATCTTTGCAAGCGTAGTAACGACAAATGTTTTGCTGTTGTATTTCAGTACCATCATCCATCACCAGCATAAGCTTGCTATTGCGTGGCACCTTTGTTCTCAGCATGAAATTGTACATGTCTTTATGGTTTTGTACAAAATCTTTAATGTCTGTACCATAAATCATGTTTGCTTCAGCTGCCATAGGGATGACTAATCCACCTTGGTTTTGATGCCATCCCAATCCTTCATACTGATATGCTCCCTTGCGTTTAACTTTACCATCGGTGTAGAAGGCAAGGTAGTTATTCACATCACGGATAATCATCTTTGAATAGTTGGCATACTCAAGCTGCAATCCTACCTGCTGCTGCCATGCTTCACAGATGGTGTTGTACCTGTCCATCATGTTGCGTGGACACAACACAGTGACACCATCGGTATTGACCTGCACCAGCGACAATCCCTCAATAGTCAACAGCTTCTCAGCCAACAGGCACAGGCTAAGCTGTCCGTTGATAGTGATGGTCATGGTGTATTGAGGGTCATAGAAGGGGCTGTACTGGTTGTTGCTGTCACCATACACACCATTCAATGCCAGCTTCAGCATGGCGTTTTCAGCACTAGCCTTGGGGTAGCTCTTACGCTGCTCGTACACATCCTTGTAGATGTCACAGAACCTGTCAGTGAGATGTTCTGGATACACCCTGTTGGCAATGGCAATGTTCGGATACATAGAGCTAACATCAGCATCAATAAGCTGGTGAGTATCGCTCTCAGCTACGATGCATGATGACAAGCTGCCATGAATACCACCAGTGCCGAAGTCAAAGCGAAAGCCATCAACCATGACATTCAATGTCTCAGCTTCATGCCAGCAGTACCAGTAGGAATAGACAGGCTGGCCTTTCTTCTTGGCCTTCAACTCCACCTTATCAATCCAGCCAGCAGGGTAAGCAGCTTTGAACACAGCAAGCTCTTCGTCTATCTGCTCTGTCTTAAACTTCTTACGCATGATGTTCATGTCAGCAAACATCGCCACTCGCTCAAGCTTGTCTTCTGCAATGTCAGAGAACACACCCTTAGTTTCAGTGATGGTCTGCTTCTTGAACCATTCAAAGATTGCCTTAAACTCTGGTCGTTGGAAGTCATAGTAACTAAACAAGCAGTCTTTGATGGCAATCAATGGACGCTTAGTCTGGTTAATAACCTTCTTACCAGTACTGTCTTTCTTGTAGCATGAGTCTGGCATTGTCTTCTCAAGCTGCATGATGAAGTAGTCTTTGCCGATCTTTGTATCATTGTGATTGGTGAAGTCACGCTTATACTTCTTCGACAACTCATCACGAAAGCGGATGAGATTCAATGAGATGTTATAGAAGTCGAGCGTCTTCACTACATCATGCATGTTGTATTTAAGCAACACATCAATCTCACTGTCAGTAAGCTCAGTGCCAACAGGGAATGGCAAGTCCTCAATGCTGTCAGACTTCATGTTAAATTCAATCATCTTCAGACTAGTGGCTCGTGCCTTGTTGTCGAAGTGATGTATCTTAAATAGATCTATCTGCTTTATATGCTCTTTTAAACGAGCATTGTTATGCTCAGCTTGTACAGAGATGAGGTCTTGTGCAACCTTGTATGCTTTCTTGGCAACAGCCTTGCCCGACACTGTGACAGCTTTAGCCCTCACTTCAAGCAACTCATGCAACACTGGATAGTCAAAGCCCTTGTTGTTGAAGCCAACCATCCTGTGCTTCTTGTCATGCAACATATCTAAGAACTCAAACAATTGCGACACATCATTCTTTCGTGATGAGCATTCGTACACATGAGTGCGTGAGTTGTCTGCACAGATGGCTGTGAAGGTGAAGCAGTTAGGGTATGTTTCAATATCGTATACCCAATCCATTTCATTTCCTCTTCTTTAATTGTTTATCTGAATAAGCATACATCAAATGATTGCTCACTTCCTGTATAGCATATGCTTGAAACTCAATGCTTGGTGATTCCTCACCAATGTATCTCAAGTATTCCTGCACCACATGTACAGCCTCATGTACTAACAGACCCGCTGTTGGTATGCCATCCAGTTTTTTGTCAGCAATACATACAAAGCTAACCCTGTTTCCTTTTGCTGTGACAACATAGTGTGTCATGGCAAGAGCGTCATCGTCAATCCACTTAGGCCACGGGGTTGGCACCTTTGTTCGCTTAAGTTCTTTTACAAACTCAGCCTCTGTTGTACACAGACAAAGGAAGTCACCCCTTATCAGGGTTCGATCAAGCCATGTCATTAGATGCACCATTGATGACAGCTAGTAACAAGTTGACGCTTTGAATAATCATATGCTGGTGCATTGGTTGTAGGTTCTTAAACTCTGGTAAAGGTCTAGGACTCTTCTTTCTTATCGCTTGCCAATAGATTTCTATCTCGCTCATGTTCGTTCCTTAATGTTTCAATTGGTAGGCACTTATCAACATTTACCGACAGTTTGCAATCACTCATAACAATTCTCCATCAGGTTCAGGTTCAACTTCCAACATTCTACCAGTGTGCTTGTTGTAATGCAAGTGACAGGCTGGTCCTGTCTGTCCACTGTATCTATTCTTCAACACACGCACCTTAGTGGTGTTGCGAATCACAGGGTCTTCAGATTGTCCATTGCGCTCAAGACCAATCACCATGTCTGACAGCTGTGCAATTGCGGCAGAGCCGCGAAGCTGTGACAATGATGTAAGCGCACCTTCCTCATGGCCTTCATTGGCTGGTCGTTTCAAGTGACTAACAATGATGAGGGCAATGTTTGTTTCTTGTACCAACATACGCAGCTTCGTCATGATTTCATCAATGGCTTTGCGCTCATCACCATTGTCTTGTGCTGACACAATGATGGACAGGTGATCAAGGAATACATACTTGCATCCCATACCCTTTGCCATGTAGCGTACACGATTGACAATGTTCTCAATTGATGTGCTGCCAAAGTGATCAAACAAGAACAGCCGATCTGTGCCAAGTGTTTCAGCAAAAGCTCGTTCACGCTCTTCATTGGAGACAACAGCATCAGGTAGATGCAATGGTGCGTTAGCTGCCAAGCTCATCATCGACAGCGCTGTCTTGCGAACACTCTCTTCAAGGAACATCAAGCCAATGTTGTCCTTCGTCTTTTGCAACAGATGCCACACCACCTCACGCAGCACCTGACTCTTACCTAAGCCACTGCCAGCAGTGACGGTGACAAGCTCACCGAAGCGGATGCCATAGGTAATCTCGTTCAACCCTGCCCACGGGTAGTTGCAATCGGCTGGTGCCATTGGTGTACACACAACATCCCACAGCGTACTACCAGCTACGATGCCATCAGGTACAAAGGACTCAGCCTTCCACCAGCGATCAACGAATGCTGCTTCTTTGCTTTCAGCAAGCCAATCACACGCATCCTTGTGATCAGCAACAGGCTTGAACACCTTGCACTTGCTACCGAAAAGCTCAGCCACTTCTTTGCTGGCCTTGATACCAGCAGCATCACCATCAAAGCAAACGACAATGGTGTCGAAGCTGTTCAAGTATTCGTAGTTGGCACGACAGTCTTTGACAGCCGATGCTGCACCATTGCGAATGCTAACGACAGGCCATTTGCTACCTGTCATTTGGTATGCAGCCAGTGCATCGAACTCACCCTCAACAATGGTGATGTACTTGCCACCAGTAGGAAAGAGGTTCTGTCCGAACAGCGTACCCTTAGACCATGCACCACTGGCAACAAAGGTCTTGTCCTTCACACCTCTCACCTTAGCAGCTACAAGCTGTAGGTCTTTGTCGTAGTAGGGAAAGTAATACTTATCCTCATCACGAACAACACCGAAGCGTTCCATTGTTGTTTTAGTAATGCGTCTATCGACCACAGACACAGCATTGCCATTGCCATAGTTCTTGAGGAACGACATATCTGGCGCTTTAATTTCTACATCAATCACAGTGTATTCTTTCTCATCATCAGGTGGTGTATATACAGAACAAACAAAACAGTAGGTTGATCTATCATTATTGATAGCACAGCCATCACTGCTGCCACATTTCTCACAGCGGGTATGTGTCTTTATGAAAGCCATGTCTCTATTTTGGTGGAGTTCTTGCAAAGATGTTAAACAATTTAGCACGAAGCATTGCCGCCTCTCTGTCATTGTTCAACCCATAGACTGAACCATAGTTTACATTCTCTTCGCGTTTCTTCTTTACAACATCCGTCATAATTTGACCTGTTGTTTTTCCGCTACTAAGTCTTGCCGTATACAAAGGGTCATTGGCAAACGATGATGATCTACGATTTACATTCCAAAGGAATGGGTTGTCGCTAGCGCATTTACATGTCATGCTACAGCCTTTGCTGCAATGTATAAGCCTACATTACCTATGCTATAGCCAACGAAGGCTATGCCCAATCCTATGTTACCTTTGATAATTAAATCAACAGCAACCACTAAATATACCACGCCGATAACGGCAATCAACCATGCACTCATGTGTTCTTCTCCTTGAGTTTGGCTTCTGCCCACCAAACAGCAGACTGCCATGCCTGTAAAGTTACCCAAGACTCTTTGTTGCCTTGTAGTATTTCCTCATCCGTCAGCCCTACCCATATACTTTGTTGTGGATGTGCCGTCAATTCTTCAATGCGTTTTTCTAGCCTTTTGATTGTCATTTCGTGGTATCGAATGATGAGTTCATCTTCATCACACTCGTCCAAGGCTTCTTCGATGGCGGTGATGGCGTTCAGCATCAGTTCACTGTCGCTACCAAGTACATCGTCTTCGCGCAAAGCGGTTGATATGTTCTCCAGCGCATCAAGCGCCAGCTTGAGTGCTTCGTCTTTGGTCATGTGTTCTTCTCCTTTAGCAATTGCTCAATTGACTCGGCAAACTTCTTAAATCTCGGTGGAAGCCTAACGGTTTTTGGGTCTATGAATTGCAAGACTCTCATGCGCTCTTCATCCGTCAGCCCTACCCACGGCTTCTTGTAGTCTTGGATGTCATCATCTTCTTCTATGCGGTTCATGTGTTCTCCCCATTCCTCACAATTGTGTACGCTTTTAAGCCCCATCGTATTGGCTACCGCTCGGTCAAGGGCAGCACCTGTAAGCTTATTCATATTAGTCCCATAAGTTTTCATAATATTTACCGAACAATTTATATCCATTCGATATCCGCTTCTGATAAGCAGCAGCACCTTTCATGTCGTACTTGTATGTGTCCTTGTCACCTGTAATCATTTGATACACTCCACTGTCATTGTTAATCCAGCGTATATCATGATTGCCAGTATGAAACCGTTCTTCCCAATCATTGAATTGACTTTCAAAAGCAAAGATCATTTCTCCCATCACCCAATCCCATCGTTTGAAATGGTTGTCATCAACACAATATTCATTTTCTTTAGGCGGTGCTGCTGTTGATCTCAACTCAGCTGGCACATCCTTGTCATCAACATGCGGCGCACCATGTTTACTTGCCTTTAGCTGCTTGAGCATAGGCAATACGATGTGGGCAAGTGTGTTGTCCATGCTCCATGTATCCCACTTGTCAATGTGTACACTAATCTTTTGATTGCGAAAGGTGTGTATCCAAGTTAAAAACTTATACAGCATTGTCATGGGTCGATCATCCCTCAACACAATCGTGTCACCTTTCTTTGGTGCAGGACACACACTGCCATGTGCCAACCACTCACCAAATTTGTGTACACAATCGGTGTCATCCTTCATCCAAAAGCAAAGAGCCTGAGCTAGTTGATAAGGACCAAACCAGTTTTTATATTTACCAATTGTTACTTTCATTTTAACTCCTAGTCTAATGTCTACACCACATAACATCAAATGTATTTGGGTCTAGCTGAACATACCATCCTTTGGGAATTGTTTCTGGATACCAATGTAGTTCACCATTGCTGTGCTTATAAACTTTCATGTGTTCTTCTCCTTAAGTATGTCTTGAGCCAAGTAAACAATCTTTGCCCATCCTTGAGGTAGTTTCCCGTCAAAGTCTTTGGCGCACTCAAGTAATTCATTGGTTGTCAGCCCTACCCACTGGCGCTGTGCAAATCCCATAGCTTCCATAATGTTGTGCAACCTTTCTGGCGAAAGTTCTGGCACTGGTTGTGCATCTAGCATATCCCGCGCCTTCAGCATGTCTTTCAATTCTTCTTCAGTCATGATTGTCCCCTTGCTTCAACCCATGATGGAAACAAATTACTCTGCGCTGGATAGTTTTTATGCCACTCAGCAGCAGCCTTCTCATTCAACCACTTCACCCCGTTCTCTAAGTCTGACATGACACATGAGTGCCACTGATCGTAGATTGCATTGCGCTCATCCGCACGGACTAGATCAGCAAAATCCTGCAAAGTATCTGGATAAATACCACGCATTTCATTTGTGATTAGGCGGCACTGCAATGCAAGTGCTTTGTCTATTTTGTTCATGCGTCCACCCACTTCTGTTCAATGCTGCACCAGTACACACGCGAACTGTCAATGATGCAGTACCCGCCCACAACATCGTCAAGCTGCCCACCAAGTCGGTAATAACTGTCCTCTTTGAATGCCATGAGTCTCTCACCAGCAGCAAGCTGCACAGTGACAGTGCGTACCCCGTCCTTGCGAGTAATGTCTTTGGTGATATTCATATCATATCCCTCATATCCTGTGCAACAGATGCACTCTTTAATGTGTTCTTGATGTAAGGTGTAAGGCTGTGTGTTGTTGCATGTCCTGTGACAGACATGACATTGGTCAGCGGTACACCAGCTTCAATCATCTCAGTCACTGCTGTTCGCCTCATGTCCATCATCTTAAGGTGATCTGGTATGCCAGACTCTCGCATGATTGTGCCACCAACCTTAGCCAATTGCAATAGACTGTAGGGTTTAAAGCCACCACTGCCATCACCAATAGGTGACGGGACAATGTACTTTTGCCAGCCAATGTCAGCCTTCTGCTGTGCCAGCATCTCACGCAAGGCAGCGCTAGTTGGTATCTCCACCCTTGCCCTACGCTTGCTCTGCTCCAGCTTCATCACGCCAGTGTCAGCATTGTAGTTGTCCCATGTGAGCAGTCGCATGTCGCCCAAGCGTTGACCCCATGAGTAGGCCATGTACACCAGCAGTCCAATGTTACGCCACTCATATTTGGTGAATGCCTTGTCCATGAATTGCTTGATGTGTTTCTTTTCCCACACCACACGCCTTGGTTTGTCTTGCCGTCTACTCACCTCAGTGAAAGGGTTGTGCTTTGTAAAGCCATTGCGAATAGCAAAGCTAAACAACAAACGATAGACAGCCAGTGTGTGATTGGCAAGGCTGATGCTGTTCTCTGCATGCTTGTCATAGATGCGCTGACACATTGGTGTGGCAATGTCACACAGCCTTGTCCTGTATAGTTCCTGTGCCACTGTGGTGTCATGAAACCATTGCTTCAAGTAGTAGACATAATCAGTCTTGCTCTTCTGCGACAGGGCTTTGTAACCAATGCTATTTATGTAGGACTTGAACAGGTCTTCAACCCTAGACCTCTCAGACAAGTTCTTTAGGTAGCGGTGTTCCTTACGCCACGCATCCATGATTGCGTTATGCTTCTCAGCATATTCCACAGCAGCTTCGTAGTCTGTGCCACATGCCTTACGCTCAACTATACCAGCATCAATCGCATCTACTGGAGGGTTGTAGCGGTAGTGTGTAGTGTCATAGCGGATGAACGATAACAGATAGCGTGGCAATTTCATGGGAGCATCCTGCTTAAGTGCATGCCTAACAATATCAGAAGACTAACGACCATTACAACTAACAAAAGCACAACACCAATCACTGGTTTATCTATGTTGTGCCACTCATTCGCACCCACATAGCCGTGATCATCTAATACTACGGACGGGTATGCCTTACGAGTTGCCCTTTTCTTAGGCAAAGGACACCAGTGTGTCCAGAATTTATCACCATCGTAATTAGCGTAGACGGCTACGCCACCCTGCCCTAGTAGCTGTAGCTTTGCACCTCTTGGTGTGTGCTCATCTACAGGTATCCAGAAATACTCTGTGTCAACGACAGCAGCGCCATCGCTTGTCACTTGTACAGTCATGTCAGTCCCCTTCGTAGAGATAGTACAGATCGTTTGCCATAGCCAGCAACTCATCATGCTTGACCAGCTTGTCGAGCCAACGCTTAGGGATACCAGAGTATCCATAGATACGGCCAGCAATCATACCAGTGACAGCACCCACTGTGTCAGCATCGCCACCCTTGTTGATAGCATGTACAACAGCGTCCTCAAAGTTTGTTGTACGAGCAATGCTATCCCATGCTGAAGCATAGCAGCCCATCACAGAACCATCAGGCTTGTCAGCACCCTTGACACGCAGCTTGTCGTAAAAGGGCAACGCCTTACCGAAGAACAACTCCTCGCCTAGTGCCGACACATATTGCACAGTGTCCTTTGTGCCATGTGTAATCAGTGCTGTAGCAACAGACTCACCGACAGCCAGTGCAACACATCTGTGATTGACCACAACATTAGCTGCCATTCGCATGATAGAACCATTACCGTTGGTGTTGTAGGAGGTGTTGCCACCATAGACACGGGACTTCTCAATGCTCGACAGTGCATCAGATGTTACACGGCCAATGTCAAAGCAATAGTCACGAGTACCATGTGTGCCGTAGCGTTTCCAATCAACGAAGTTATTTGCAATCACCTTTGGTGAAAAGGTTTTGAAGTTGATGTAAGCATCGGCAATGCACACCATCATGGCTGTGTCATCTGTCCACTCACCGATATCAGTGTTGTGAAAGCCACCACCCACCATCTCTGTGAGCGGATGCCCTGTGTTTGGCTGTGTAAATTCTAATGGTGCACCAAGTGCGTCACCGATAGCTGTGCCAATGAACATACCAATTGCTTTGTCTTTATCCATTATGTTCCTCGCGCTTCATTAATACAGATGCATGTCTCTCCATGCTGTCACCGATTGTCTAACGGAAGAACCCCATAGCGGTCAAGGCCATTGCAACAGTTACGCAGCCATCTCTTCAGCAATGTTCCACAACTCGCCATTGATGCGGATGTTTTCTTTCACGCTGTTGATGGGACGAGCCTTACGGATAGAGCCGTATGGTGTTGCTTCAGTCAGGCTCTTGACGAATGCCTTACCACGGATGACGCTTTCCTGAATGCGGTTGAACACAGTGAATGCATCCATGTGGTCATCCTCATTGCGGTTGATGGCAAGCACATCGGTGATGGTCTTGTCGATGGCATAGACACCCTTTGTCTGTGCATCAAACATGTCCCAACGAGTAGCAACACTACGCTTAGCCATCTCATATGCTGTAGCACTGGACAACTGCACACTCTTGAGCAGGTTGATACGCTCCATCATAGCTGGCAGGTTGGCAACAGTGTTACGCAGCATGTCTTCAAAGCCTGACAGTGCAGATGTATTGTGATACATACGATTCTGGAAGCCGTCACCAGCAACGATGCCGTTAGAGCAGATGAATCGGAATGCACCAGCAAACAACTTGACGCTGCTGCTGCCATCATGGCTGTTGTACAGGATGATTTCAGGACGCACATCACCCTGAGCAAAGTCAGTGTCGATGGTACGAGCAAAGGCAATCATGTGGGCTGAATGCTCAGCACTCACCTTACGGCTACGCTTCTGTGCTGCTTGCACTGGAGCATATCCATAGTCCTGCATCACAGGGATGAGGTCGCTAGTGTGCAGTGCAACATAACGATCAGTCAAGCGGTCATGCTTGGTAGTAGCGAACACAGCAGGGGATAGCTGTTGGATGCGCTCTGTTGTCAGGGCTGTGTTGTTGGCATTGCGGGAGAAGATGACATGTTTAGACATTGAAGTTTCCTTGAAAGACACAGCGACATTGCTGCTAGGGGTTGGATTATAAACGATAAGTTAAATGTTTGTCAAGTAATGTCCGACTCAGGTGAAGGGTTTTTATCAAGTGCTGGTATTCGAAGCCTGACCCTTTCAAGCGGATGCACACTCTGCCATGCAGCCAAGTGACACACCTCACCGAACATGTTCAGGCAGTAGCTGTATGAGCCGTCAATGTGATCGTAGTAGAACACATCACCAGTTGGTAGCTGCACATAACTCCGTGGCCTACACTTGTAAAGCTCACGGACAGGATGGATTTCAAAGTCATTGATATCAATATCAGTAATCATATAAGCACCTTTCATTTGTTGTACCTATTAACTAGTTGTCTCAGTATCATCATGTCACCTTCATATAGCGCAAACCCTTTCAAGTATCCGGCATTATACTCATCACTGACATTTTGCCGACAACGAAATTGTCCTCTGCGTCCTTGCATATACCCAAGCATATATTCCAATGACATGCTCACTCTCCCATAACAATTGATGATCTGCTAATCTTCTTTGTTTCAATGTTTTGTTTGAAACAAGCATAGTCTGTGCCATCCTTAGCAACGAATGCTTCAAACTTACCCTTAGCGTAACACCTGCTCTCTATCTGTGCAGCTATAAGCTCTTGCTTCATACGCTCAGTCTCACCACCTACCCAAAAGGCAAAGGATAGCAGGGCAAAACAACCAGCGCTTATTGCCAGCATATTAAACATCTGCTATATCCTCCAGAGTTCTTTTCGCCATCTCAAGTGACTCAATAGCCTCTTCATATTCTTTATCTTTAAACTCATGTATAGCAGCGTTCACTAGCTTATATACCAGTGTAATTGATGGCACTCTAGTATCTATCATGATGCTGCGCTTTCTTCAATTAGTTTCTCTAACATACTCAGTGCCTCTTCAACAGCATTGATACCATCAGCAGGGTCACCCACTTCAAGATCATACACTGCTGCATTTAATATCTCCCATGCTGTTTGGACTGTGCTTATCATGATGTTGCGCTTTCTGTAGAGTAGATTGTCAGGTTTGACAGGTTGGTTTTTAAATCTGGAAACATATGATCCAGTGCATCACTCTGTGCAGCATAACGCTCATAAGAACGGATGCGGCTATTGCCATCAGTATGTTTCTCAACAAACTTAATGCGAGTTGTTTCAGGCAGTGCCTCCATCAATAGCCTGAGATCGCAGTCTTCTTCAAGATATACATTGTCCTTGTACTGGTAGCTGTATGTAGACACCTTATCTGCAATGCCCAAGTTCACCAGCACTTGACGCTTCACCTTACCCCATGCATGCCCTGCATCGGAGTATACAATCACCGTAAATGTTTTCATTTTGTTTCCTCTTCAGTTATATTAACAATCTCTCCTTCACCAAGCACAGCTTTATTCTGATCGAACAAATCCCATGCGGTGCTCATGGCTTCTTCACGGCTGTCTGCTTCCACTTCGATAGTCTGCAAGATGCTGAATGCAATAGTCACTGAGTATTTCATTTTGTTTCCTCTAAGTAAGCAATTTCATAATCTAATATAAAGTCTGTATCCCACACATGCTGCTCTGGAGTATCTAATACTTGCTGCACAGCTTCTGATTTAGTGGATGCTTCTATTTCAATCTCAGCACATTGATAAACTGTACGGGTCATAACTATTTTAAATGTTTTCATTTGCAATGCTCCATCAATGGATAATAAAAAGTATAACGATCTCAATCATGTGCAACAAGTATATAACTGCGTCACTCATTTTGTTTCTTCTATAAGTTGATTGATAACAAAGTCTATACTGTCCCATGTGATGCCATAATTAGCATCGAAACACTCTGCCACTCTTTGAAGTACACGGACACAATCATCATCTGTGAAGCACTCAGCCTCTTCAATGTTATTACATTCTATAACATTGCGAACATCTTCAATGCTCCAATCATCACGCAAAATATATTCATTGTTTTCAAATACTACTTTAGCCATGTTAGTTGCTCCTAATATTAATTTTCGTTTAACCAAATAGCCTGTGCTTCTGCGACAAGCCCTAAACATTCTTCATGCTCTACAGTATTGCCCTCAAGCAATAGTTTATACAGAACAATGAATGCTTCACTGATTTGTTTGTCGGTCATATTACTCGCTCCTAATACGGGTTCTAACATGAGGACTGCCATCTAACATCTCACATGTTACATTAATGGCAGCGAGTATGTCATCCATAATGTATTTACCAGCACCATGATGTGGTTCATCAACAGAATGTATAGCCACTGTATATACAGCACCCTGTAACTCTGCCATTTCCCATGTGTAATAGTTGTCTACATTAAACATGTCGATGTATGTTGTCATGCTTTCACCTCTTTCATATTAAGTAGTTGAAACTGTTTTATATAACCATTCCAAAAGTATACACATGGGTTTAGTTTAAAACTCTCAGCACAGCGCACAGCTTCAGGAAATGTACGCTTGCTGCATATTGGTTGCCCATCTACAATGACGCTCCAATTATTGATATCATTGTCGGCTGATTCAGAATAGCTGTAATAACATTTAGGCGTTTCCATTATGTTCTTTCAGAAAGGTTACAACCTGTGCCATATCCTCAGCAGATACATGCCACGCTGGCACTCTGCCATCTAAGCACAGTCCGTTAGAGTATTCACCTCCACGGCTGTCTTGACTAAGTATAGTGGAGATATAGTAGCGAGAAACAAACTGTCCATATTGAGTATGTGGATATCGCACATCGTAGAATTCTACCATCGGTGCTTTATCATTAGTAAGGCACATATTGAGGCCATATTGATCGCCAGTATTGACGATGCGAACATTCCATTTGCCTAGTTTAAGCATCATATTAGTTACTCCCAAGTGTGGATGGATGGACGCTTGCTGTCATTGACAGACAGGGCTACAACTCTTGCAGACTTTATCGGATGCTCACCATATCGGTGAACAAACGAATCGTATTTGTACGGGTTGTACATAATGGTTCTGCCATTCCTGCTGATGAACTCATGTGCCCTGCCACCAGCTTTAGCAGCATCAAACCATGTGCCACTGACACCAGCATGTACATTCTTACGCTGTTCACGGATGACACGCTGTCGCCCTGCCTCAGACACCTTGAATGTCGCATCAGTGAGCAGCACAGCATGACGATGTGCTATGACACGCCCCTTCATGTCACCCTCTAATGCTTTGACACTGAACAGCTTGCGGTGCAGATTAAAGTATACGAATACTTTCATGTGTGTTTCCTTTCAGGATATAGTAACTTTTTTGTCACCCTCTATAACCCACACGCTGATAATATCAGGGTGCATAGTAAGACCAACCCGATAAATGAAACTATACATTTCATTTTCATTGGTGAATGTCTGCTGCCAGACATGATTATTTTTAAATTTCCAATGTAATATCATGTGTTTGTTTCCTTTCAGGAGGTTAATTGTTTCTTTATCGTAGGCCAATACAGTACAACCCAACGATCATACGGAATAGGTGCTGCCAACTGATAAGCCTTGTGCATATCAGCAACCTTAGCGTAATATTCTATTGAAGTCATGTGTGTTTCCTTTCAGGATATTAATTGTCTAGCCACTATACCCTTGCCAACAGCAACAGGGGTTTTATAACGCACAGCATTCTCTAAGAAATACATGAACTTGCCTGTGCCTTGTTTAAAATAAAAGGCATTGTCCTCAGTCACCATATGCAAGGGCTGATAGGTATCGAAAATTGATTTACTATTTGTCCAACTAAAACCAGTGATAGTAACTTCACCAATTGCAAGGGCTTTGCCCATACCTGTCCTGACAATTGCTATTCGCTTGCCAACATAGGGATACAAACTATTACTTTCCCGTGTCTCTATAGTTTTAAAACCATCGACAATTAAATCAGCAAAGGGTTTATCCTTTGTGTTCCTAACATTAATACCCAACATAATATGTTTCCTTTCAGGAAGTTAATCGAATGATTCGTCCAATGTGTAGCCATTATCTCGCAGCATTTTAACTACTGCCTTTGGCAGCATATAATCACCATCAAAATCTGCCAGTTCTTTGCCCTCAAACCACAGCCCACCACCCTCGCTGCCGTCCCTATGTTCCCAATACCCATACTGTGTAGAGGGTGATATCTGCACAAAGCCAGCACCGATAACATTTCCATACGGATGCAGAGTGATTGTGTAATTGTGTTCCATAATATGTTTCCTTTCAGGAATGTTTGTACACTGCAATGACACGGCTGTTAGACCGATTTAAATTCATGTCAACGACACCACCATCTACCACAGCCAATGCATGCCGTGTGATGATGACGATGTAGCTGCCATTTGTAAGCTTAGGTAGTATGCTACCCAGTGTTGTGCCCTTCTGTGCCACAACAGATATTTTCTTCGCTAGGTATCGTGCCCCTTTGGTTGTGCCGTAGACACCTACCAGTGACATGCCATTGGAAATGTATGCATCGTGCCACACATTACAGGTGCAGCCTCGCTTGTCTTTCCTGCCATGCTTTCGCAGTATGTTATGGGCATTGCCATATCGTAGACCAGTGCTGTTAGCCAATGCCCTGACTGTACAGTCTCTACTCTCACCCCATGTTGACACACCAGCAGTGACAGGGATAATTGTTTTAGCCATGTTTATTTCCTTATAGGAAAGCGAAGCGAAATAGCTTCAGAGAGGACATCAAGCTGCCCTGTCTGAAACCCACTGTATAGCCATCACCCAACAGCCACAATGGATTCACTCACATATTATCAGCATGATATGTCAGCATGCCCTGTACATTCACCCTGTACAGATTGGGCTAGTCCATAGCAGTGATGCATGCCCTGTCAAGAAACACACACCCTCACCGACACTAGCATTAGATTTTTAAAGAACATTTCGGAGCACCTCGATCAGTGCCCTTACATTATACAAACATTTAACTTCGCTTGTCAACTGTTGCAGGAAAACAACCCTACAACTTAGTCGGCTTTTGCCTCGCATAACATATGCTAATCAAAGCCTGAATCCCTGTGCCACAATGCAACCCATCATCACATGGCTATTCGCATCATCATGGTACAGACACTCTGCATAAGGCTGACTCGCAACCTTACACGGAATGCCTACAATCAAGCGGCTTGCAGCATGAATACAGGCTTAGCTGCATCAACGACAAAGCCTGTCATATCAAGCTTCGCTTTGCCCTTAGCATACAATGCAACGACAACGCCTTTGTCTTCTAAGTGACGAATGTCACTGTTATCGCCACCGATGACCGACATGCCTTTAAATACCTTCGGTATAGCAGCGACACTACGGAAAACGACAGCCATTCGCATACCATTTTCAATGGCTTTGTTGACATAAGGCTGAAAGCCTACGACACCACTGTATGAGAATGTCAGATCGTAATTTAAGGGTAAACCCTTACGATTCACATCCTTTGTATAGTCGTAGAATTGCACTTCAGGGAATGCTGCAAATATGTTTACATATTCTATGCCGTCACTGTCTGTAAAAGCTACGCTTTCCCAGCGAATGTCGCTAGTACCATTCAGTCTAACCAATGGAACTAAGCTTTGCTTAGCAGCTTTGCTCACTAGCTGTCGAATGTTAACAGCAAGCTGTTGCATGAAGCTGTTTCGTTCAGTAAAAAACCAAATGGTTTTATTGATGCGGCCATTGGCAACAGTTGACATTGCACCACGGCCAGCAGTGTAGAGGCATGCTTCGCCGCACTCAGCTTTAGCTGCCATGCTGCATGTATTCCACTTTGTGGAAAGGTAAGGTGCTAGATAGAGAATGCCAGTCAGAAAACCGAAGGTTTCACCCTTGCTAGTTTTTGCATCGGCATTGATGGAAAGCAAAGCTTTAGACTTGAACATGATGTGTTTCCTTTCAGGAATGTTGCAGCAAAATCGCTGTTTCGGCCTCAATTATAACGACTTTGCAATAGCCCTGTCAAATGTAGGGGCTTTCCGACTAGCTTTATAAACCTTCGGTTTCGTATGCTTGCCTCTGGATGCTACCCATAGGCCATGCTTGTATATGCTTGCACCGCCATGTCTGCCGTAGCATGCTGCCCACTCAGCAGCTTCGCTGAATGTGAAAGTGTAATGGCGTTTCTTGCTGCCCTTGCCAATGACAGTAAAACCTATGGTTTTAGCGAGGAAATTGATGATGGTTTGCATGTTAGTTTACTTTCAGTAAAGCGAAGCCGATGAACATCACAGCAAGCACTATGACGGGTGACATGAATGTCATTAATGACATAGGCTGAGGGTTTGTGAGCCAATTGAGCAAGTGTTTCATATTATCTTTCAGATAATGTTGTAGGTTTGGCTGCCGCTTTGCAATTGGCAAAACATGTCATACAATACTTTGTATGTTGCAACATTTCCTGTTGCCACTGCAATAATCATTGACAGTTTGTCAATGTTAGCGTTATCGCATTGCAGCTTTGCTGCTTCGTACAGCTTCGCATTGTGTAGGGCAGTGATGATTTGTTCGGTTTGCATAATGTTTACTTTCAGTAAAAGGGTGTTGTTTTAGCGCTTTTCATTCCGGTAAATTACATTTACCATCAATGCGGCCATCAAGGCAAAGCCTATTGCGGCGGTTAGGGGCAGCATTTCAACTATGAGGCCATGTGATGACGGAATAGCAAAGTAGCAAGCTACTTCAAGCAACGACATTGCAGCGAAAAACACAGCGAGAGTAGCTTCGCTATAGATAAAGAAAATGCGTTTGAGTGATTGTTTCATGGTGTTTACCTTCGGTAGTGTAGCGTTTTGAAGCAGCAAAATCGCTGTTTCGGCCTCAATTATACAAACATTTCAATAGCCCTGTCAAGTGTAAGGTTTCTCAGGCAGCAAAGCTGCGGCGTATGACGCTTGCATCACATGCGCGAGTGACATGCGAGTCATGCGAGGCTTTTCGTCAATTTGTCGTTTTATTGTTTGTTGTAGGCAGCAAAGCTGCTGCGTATGTATGCCTGAAGCTTGGCGCAGGTGTGCGAGGCTTTTTCATCGATGGTGGTTTGTTGCATTGCAGCATTGGGATATATAAGGCTTTGCTGATATGGTGTAGATTGTTGCATTGCAGCATTGGGATATATAAGGCTTTGCTGATATGGTGTAGATTGTTGCATTGCAGCATTGACTCACTAGTCACAGTGTAGACTGATTAGTCACAATACATAGTATAGGGGTATAGATATACCGACCCTTCACAGTGTAGGGGTATGGTTATTTAATGACCGGAAAGTCAGTAACGGGATATGCCGTAGCTGATTTTGAATCAGTTCCAAGAGTCTTATAAGTCATTGATTCTTAAGACTCTTTTGAATGACGGGTGAATTTACGCAGGGCTGTAGCGCTCACCTACCGCTGGATGTGCAGGGCTGCGCGAGTGTGCGCCAGTGCGCGGCTGTACGGGGGCGGGTGTGGGCCAGTGGGGGGTACGGCGCTATATGTATACAGCCACACTCAAAAATCAGGAAAATGAGTCTGTTAACCACACAGCTTTCTACAGTTATTCCCACACGCTATGATTTGTGGAGAGCAATAACACAGGCGTTTAAAGTGGTTAAGCTACCCAGCCCTTACCACTCCTAAACAAACGCCACCACAGTCGTTTAATCCATGCTAAGCTATGCTGTAGCAGACATAGACGGATGCAGTTTGCACTAGGGCCATTGTTGTTTGTCTTCCTAAGTGTGCTACAATTCAACATGAAAGCAACACCATGCAAAAATAACACTTGACAAGATTTCTCAAAACGGTAAAACTATAGCCTATGGGGGATTAGGGGGCTTAGAAGACATTGACATTGATGATGCTTGTAGCTTCTGTAGCAAGAAGATAAAAGACAATTGATATAGTAATTAATGAATCCCTATAGCGCTAAAGAGCTTTAAAGTCTATATAGTAGACAATAGATAGAATAACAATAATATTTCACGGTATGAAATGCACTAATGCTATCAAACTAAATGTTTGTTCAACAAAAGAACAAGTAAATGCTTTAGGTCTTCTTGATGTGTTACCCTATAGCGCGGCGACTCATGTCTACAAAGCTATATATAAAGACAAAGCTGACACTGTTCACATCCCTCATTCAGATGTTTACTTTGTTAGAGCAGCGCTGGAAAAGCATACAGGTTTCTATTTTCCGTTAGACAGAGTTGAAGCGGCTATGAAGGCTGAAGGCTGGCGCGATAGGAAAGGCAAGGGTCGTTACTAATGATTAAACGTGGCAAAGAAGAGTTTTCAGGGTATAACAAGCCTAAAGCTACGCCGAAGCATCCAACTAAGAGTCATGTTGTGTTAGCCAAAGAGGGTGACAGCGTGAAGCTTATTAGGTTTGGACAGCAGGGTGTTAGCGGTGCTGGTGCTTCTCCAAAGACTGAGAAGGACAAGAACAGACAAGAAAGCTTCAAGGCTAGGCATGCTGCTAACATTGCTAAAGGCAAGATGTCAGCTGCCTATTGGGCTGATAAAGTTAAGTGGTGAATGATGAAAATAAAATCTACTGTTAACGCTGCTGGCAATTACACCAAACCAACAATGCGTAAGGCGTTGGTGGCTAAGGTGAAGGCTGGTAGCAAGGGTGGTGACCCCGGCGAGTGGAGCGCCCGTAAGGCGCAGATGGTTGCCAAAGAATATAAAGCTAAGGGTGGTGGATACAAATGAAAGCTCCTCAGAAGTCTTTGAAGGATTGGGGCGATCAGAAATGGAAAACAAAGTCTGGTAAGCCTTCCTCTGAGACAGGGGAACGCTACCTGCCTGAGAAAGCCATCAAGGCTTTGTCTTCACAGGAATATGCTGCCACCACCAAAGCCAAGCGTGAGGGTACAGCAAAGGGTAAGCAGTTTGTTGCTCAGCCAAAGAGCGTAGCAAAGAAGACGGCTAAGTATCGTTAGTTATGTATATAGCGCAGTTCATTGTATGCATGGCACAGGTGTGTACTTTGTTAGAACGAGAGCCATATGTTATGCACACTGACATAAGAAGCTGCAAACTTGCAGCGTCTATGGAAATGAAAGAGTTGGTGGTTTTGTTGAAAGACAAACCTATTGAAGCTGTAGCGGTTGTCTGTATAGATCGCACTAACAGCATTGTTTAATTGAAAGAAATAAAATGGCTAAAGAAACTCCAGCAGAAGCTGCTGCACGATTCCGTAAGATTGCTGAAGACAAGAGCTTGCCACAAGCTGTTCGCAACACCTATCTCGACAAAGCCAACGCTGCTGAGAAGGAAGCGGCTAAGCCTACAATGAACAAGGGTGGTGCAATGTTGCCTGTAAGGGGTAGCCGCACAGCCAAGCATAAAGAGACAAAGATGATGGGTGGTGGTTATGCAATGAAGACACCAATGATGGCTAAGGGTGGTGTGGCTAAGAAAGCCACTTCGGCTAAGAAAGGTAAATGATAATGGCTACTAAGAAAGCGTTTAAACCTTGTGAGGGATGCCCTACACCAGCCAAATGTAAAGCTGCCGGTAAGTGTATGGCTAAAGAGGGCAAGGGTGGTAAGCCTGTTGTTGCCATCATGATTGGTGTTGGCAAGCCAGCTACTAAGCCAATGGCTAAGAAGAAGTAATGGCTACTAAGAAGCAAACAGCCAAGATTGGCAAAGTGATGGGTGAGTTTAAAGACAAAGGCTTGCATAGTGGTAAGGGTGGCAAAGTTGTCACCAACCCTAAGCAAGCCATTGCCATTGCATTGTCCGAAGCTAAAGTGAAACAGAAGAAATGACCGCCAACGAACCTAAAGTTAGAAGTGTTGGTAAAGTGTGTACGGCTGGTGCTGCCAACACCGTCTACACCTGTCCTCCTAATTTCATTGCCCGTATGGTATTGTTGTTTGTTTCAAATCATGGTGGAAATAACAAAATTGTTTCTATCCAATGGAATGATGTTAGCGCAGGTCAGAGTTATTATATTGTTGGTGGACAGGTTTTGAGCGCTAATGGCTATATCAAACTTGACGGCAGCTATCTTGTATTAAATGCTGGTGACACTCTTATTGTGACACCTGAAGCTGGAGCAACAATGGATACTACAGTGACAATTGAAGAATATTATTTTCCTAAACAAATGTAATCATGGCAAAAGAACTTACAGAACAACACAAGAAATTCCTTGATGTATTATTTGGTGAAGCTAAAGGTAGCATTAACCAAGCTAAACTATTGGCTGGTTTCTCTGAAGGCTATAGCAGCCGCATGATTACTAACTATCTCAAGGAAGAAATCATTGAAGCCACACAGCTTTACATTGCAATGAATGCACCTCGTGCTGCTCTTGCTATGGTTGATGGCATTCTTGACCCAACAGAGCTTGGCATCAAAGAGAAGATGAGTGCTGCCAAAGACTTGCTTGACCGTGCTGGTCTTGCTAAGACAGATAAGATTCAAGTTGAAGCTACAAATGGTGTTATGATCTTGCCAGCAAAGGAACGCGAGGAAGACTGATGCAAGAACTTGAGCTAGGTAAATGGATACTGCCACAGCCAGAAGATAAAAAAGAATATGTTCCTATTCCACGATTGGCTAGGACAGTTCCTTTTGGTTATAGAAAAGATGAGAACGATGACAGCTGGCTCATTCCTATACCGCTAGAACTTGAAGCTCTTGAAAAAGCAAAGGTGTATGTTAAACAATACGCTGTGCGAAAGGTGGCTATATGGCTAACGAAAGTAACTGGTCGAGAAATCAGCCATGTAGGTTTATCTAAACGATTAAAAAATGAGCAGTCCCACAAACGAAAATCGTCTACTTATCGAAAGCTTGCCGACAGGTACGAAGAAGCCCTTAAGAAAGCGGAAGAGTACGAAAAAAGAACCGGCACCGGCCAAGACAGCTTCTTTACCACAGATCGTTACGGAGCCATTAAAAACACCTTCAGCGACAGCAGCAACAATTCCAGCAGCGCCGGTAGTTGAATTACAGAACATCATCTTCAAGCCTAATGCTGGCCCACAGACTTCTTTTCTAGCAGCGCCAGAGCGTGAAGTATTGTATGGTGGTAGTGCTGGTGGTGGTAAGAGTTATGCAATTTTAGCAGACCCATTGCGTTACATGGGTCATCCACAGTTTTCTGGACTCATTCTACGCCACACTACTGAGGAACTTCGTGAACTGATTTGGAAAAGTCAGGAGATGTATCCGAAGATATACCCCGGCATTAAGTGGAGTGAGCGAAAGATGCAGTGGCAAGCGCCTTCGGGTGCTAGACTATGGATGTCTTACCTCGATAGAGATGAAGACGTTATGCGATATCAGGGTTTGAGCTTCTCGTATATAGCTTTTGATGAGCTTACACAGTGGGCAACCCCGTTTGCGTACAACTATATGCGTTCACGCTTGCGTACAGCTGCTGCTGATCTGCCTTTGTACATGAGAGCCACTACGAATCCGGGTGGTCCCGGCCACCAATGGGTTAGGAAGATGTTTATTCTTCCTTCTCCACCGAATAAATCGTTCCTTGCCACTGATATTGAGACAGGCGAGGTGATGAGATACCCTAAAGGGCACAGCAGAGAGGGTGAGCCGCTATTTAAACGTAAGTTTATACCAGCAAAACTGTCAGACAACCCATATTTGGCTGAGTCTGGTGACTATGAGGCTATGCTGCTGTCACTTCCAGAGCATCAGCGCAAGCAATTGCTTGATGGTAATTGGGATATTGCTGAAGGTGCTGCTTTTTCTGAGTTTAATAGGGCAATTCACGTTGTTGAACCCTACGACATACCGCACAACTGGCCTAGATTCAGAAGTTGCGACTATGGCTACGGAAGTCACAGCGCTGTGCTGTGGTTTGCTGTAGCTCCTGATGATTCTATAGTGGTTTATCGTGAGTTGTACGTCAGTAAGGTGTTGGCAGAAGATTTGGCTATGAAGATTTTGGCTCTTGAGACCAATGAGAAGATTCGTTATGGTGTATTGGACAGTAGTTGCTGGCATAAGCGTGGTGACACTGGCCCATCCATAGCAGAGCGCATGATTATGAAGGGATGCCGCTGGCGACCCGCTGATCGTAGCTCTGGTAGCCGTGTTGCTGGTAAGAATGAGGTGCATAGACGCTTGCAAGTGGACAGTTTCACTGAGCAACCACGCATTACGTTCTTTAATACCTGTGTTCAAATCATTGGTGATCTTCCTACATTGCCCTTAAGTAAGGTGAATCCAGAGGATATCAACACCAAAGTTAGCAATGATCACACCTATGATGCCTTGCGTTATGGGCTTATGAGTCGCCCTCGTAGCGGATTATTTGATTATAATCCATTAACTTCTCAGTCTGGAATGAGTATTGCAGACCCTGTTATGGGGTATTGATGGTATACCTTCAACGGTACACTAAATTTAATGTGGAAAATACATGGCACTAATTGATAAACCCTCTAATGATAAGTCATTAGCCCTTGATGATGCTTCTAAAAAAGAAGATAGCTTTAAGGGAGATACTCTGCTTAGCTTTATTGAGAAACGATTTACTCGTTCTGAAGAAAGCCGCCGCCCCGATGAAACTCGCTGGCTCAAAGCCTATCGAAACTATCGAGGCTTGTATGGTGCTGACGTACAGTTTACATCCACTGAAAAGAGCAGGGTGTTTGTTAAGGTTACAAAGACTAAAACGCTTGCTGCCTATGGTCAGATTACAGATGTGTTGTTTTCTAACAACAAATTCCCATTAAGCATTGACCCTTCTGTCTTGCCCGATGGTGTTCTTGAAACTGTTCACTTTGACCCTGCTGCCGCACCCACTACTGCTGCCATTCCCTTTGGTGATGAGGGTTCTGCAAGCATTGGTAAAGACTTCAGCTTAGACAATATTGAAGATATGCTTGGTGCTATGAAAGAAGACCTCAAGGATGTTAAAGGTCTTAAGAAGGGTCCGGGCGTTACACCATCGTCACTTACGTTTAGTCCTGCTATGGTGGCTGCTAAGAAGATGGAAAAGAAAATCCATGACCAGCTAGAAGAGGGCGGGGCAAGTAAGCATCTTCGCGCTACGGCATTTGAAATGGCACTGTTTGGTACAGGCGTTATGAAGGGTCCGTTTGCTGTCAACAAAGAATATCCAAACTGGACAGATCAAGGCGAGTACAAGCCATTAATCAAAACTGTACCAGAACCTGCCCATGTTTCCCTTTGGAATTTCTATTGGGACCCTGACGCTAGTAACACAGAAGATTGCCAGTATGTTATTGAGCGACACAAGATGTCGCGCACTCAGCTTCGCGCTCTAAAACGCCGTCCTCATTTCCGTAAGAATGTCATTGACCAACTCATTGAGTTGGGCGAGTCTTATGTTAAGAAGTATTGGGAAGACGATCTGAAAGACTACGCTCCAAACTTTGGAGTTGATCGTTTTGAAGTGTTGGAGTATTGGGGCAATGTCACCATTGAACTGCTCAAAGAAAACGACATTGATGTTCC